TAAAGGCTATAATCTTGGTACTGGCGCGGCACACGTTGCTGCGGGCATTAACAAGGTTTCAGCTGTTTCTGTAACCCTAGACTTCGCAGCTATCACGACTGCTCGTGCGGCTGCAGGTCTTACTGCGCTAGCAGCAACTGACGTTTTGGAAGTTATCAAGATTCCAGCAAATACGCTGGTTACTTCGGTAGCTCTTAATGTCACCACTGCTGAGGGCGGCACTCTGACAATCGACGTTGGTGACGGCGACGATCCAGATGGCTACCTTGATGGCGTAAACGCTAACACGGCAGCAGCCTACATTACCACTCCGTCAGCCGGTACCCCTACTGGTTTGGCAAGCGGTAAGTATTACACTGCAGCAGATACGATTGATGTGACTACTGTTAACGCAGCAGACGCAGCAGTTATGACGCTGACAGTTGTAATGGTTGACTGCGCATAAAGGATTGGGGGGCTTCGGCCCCCCTCTCTAATCAGGAGGCGGACATGCCAAATATTGATGAACACGGGGTTAAAGCCGTACAAATAACCGCAGATGGCGTTGTTAGTGCGAGACGAGCTTATATAAACAAAGTTGTTGTTTACCATCCTTTGTCTAGCGATTCTACCTATAACTTCTATGATTCCGCCACTAGCTCTGTTTCAGGGCTAACACCATATGTCTATCAGGTGTATGGAAAAAGCACAGATTATTTAGATATGCCTAAGGGAGGCATATTATTTCACGATGGGATATATGCAACTGTTCAGGCCGGTACTACACTAACTGTATTTTTTACGGAGGCATAGTATGGCTAAGCAGATCGACAAATCAAAGATGGCCTGTAACAAGCCGAAGCGGCAGGTACAGGGCGGCAAAAAATTTGTTGTTAAAGCCTGTCAAAATGGTAAAGAAAAAATTATTCGATTTGGCGACGCCAACATGACGATCAAAAAAGACCAGCCGGGGCGCCGCAAAAATTTTCGTGCGAGGCATGGCTGTGACAGCAATCCTCCATCAAAGATGACCGCAAGATATTGGTCATGTAAAAAGTGGTAATAGATATGGCAGCACCTAAAGCACAATCTAAAAAAGACGCCTGCTACTATAAGGTGAAGTCAAGATATAAAGTTTGGCCCTCGGCTTACGCGTCAGGAGCCTTAGCAAAGTGCCGTAAAGTAGGCGCTAAGAACTGGGGTAGTAAAAGTGGCAGTAAGAAAAAGTAAAGAGGGAGCAGACCTTAAACGGTGGTTTAAGGAGAAGTGGGTGGATGTGCGCACTGGTAAGCCTTGTGGTAGACAACAAGGTGAAAAACGTGGTACTCCATATTGTAGGCCAAGCAAGCGAGTGTCGAGCGAAACGCCTAAAACTGCGTCAGAGTTAACAGCGGCGGAAAAGAAGAGCCGCGTGGCGCAGAAGAAGCGAATAGGACAGCCTGCAGGCAAGGCTAAACGTGTTAAACCTGTGAGGAGGTCGTAATGGCTAGATGGCTTAAGAACGTCAACGACGGTGAGATTTACGGCTGGAACGAAATTTTGGCGGAGAATCCGTTGACCGTAGAGGTTACGGAAGAACAAGCATTTCCTGAAAAGTTTATACCCAAAAAACAAAAAGGGCGTAAATCTAAGGTACAGTTAGATACTGAGATACCAGAAGAGCCAGATACTACTCCACCGGAGTTGGCTGCAGAAGTAACTCAGAGTTTAGAGCGTGCTAGAAACAGCAAAGGACATTACATTGCTGATGACCCTAGCACCCCAGAAAACGAAGCGTGGGTTGAACAATGATACTTGACGATGTAGTCACTGAGGTTCGCCGTATTCTGCAGGATACTAATAGCCCGCAGCGATACAGCGATGACGTACTGATAGGGTTTGCGAATCAAGCTCTAAAGCGTATTGCTGTGTTACGCCCAGACCTTTTTGCTTACATCGGTGAAATACCTTGTACTGATGGCGAAGTAGTGCAGTCTATGCCGTCAGACTCAATCCGGCTTATCGAGATTTACCGTGTAAAAGACGGTAACGGTGTGATTGAGACAAACCGCGAGGCTTTGGATCAAGCGCTCCCTACATGGATGAACGACACAGCGGCCCCAGCTGTAAACTTTATGCGGCATGTGCGTAACGCCAATAAGTTTTTTATATATCCGAAAGCTCCCGTTAGCCAGATTCTTATAGGTGAGTACGCGCAGACTCCTCCTGATTACAACGGCACTACTCCTGTGGCCCTGTTGCCGGATGCTTATGAGCCGGTTGTTATCGACGCAACTGTGTTTATTGCGGAGTCAGTAGATAATGAGCATGTAAACTCTAACCGTGCGCAGTTGTTCCAACAGTCGTTTACTCAGTCTCTGGGTGTATCAGCGCAGAGCAGAGAGGTGACAGACCCCGAGCGCGGCGGATTGAATGAGGAGGATGTTACCTAATGCCTACTAGAAATTTCCTCACAGTTGTAAATCGCTTGTCGCCTAGTGTGCCGGGGTGTCCGCAGCCAATCGTAGAGCAGTATGTTCGTGACGCCGCTATTGAGGCTTGCGAGCGTACGTTGGCGTGGCGCTATGTCCAGCCTGCAATTCGTTTGTCAGCCGGTGTGTATGATTATCCATATGAAGCACCTGATGACACAGAGGTTCACGCGGTGTTGACGGCTACTGTAAACGGTACGCCAATAACACCTGTGACTATAGAGCAGATGTACGATCTGTTCCCTAAATGGCCAAACCAAAGCTCAGATGAGTATTCAGAGCCTCGGTATATAACACAACTAGACGTAGATAACTTTACAGTTGCCCCAGTACCAGACTCAGTTACATCTTATGATATCCGCATGGTTGTGGTCTTAAAGCCTTTGCGTGACGCACCGGGGATGGATAAGACTGTATTAGACGATTTAGAAAATGTAATTATGCACGGTGCGCTGCAGCATCTGCTTGTGCTTCCAGAACGAACATGGAGTGATAGAGAGCTTGCGTCGTATCATGCTAAACAGTTTGCTTATAAAATTGCTGAACGCAGAGCGCGTGTAAACTTAGGTAATTCTAGGGCGTCAATGCGGGTTCAGATGCAACCGTTTGCGTGAGGATAAGATATGGCAGATGTAATTAGAGTAGTTAAAGGCGATGTCTTTCCGATTATTCAGGTTACTCTGAATGACGATGTAGCTGAGACTGCGCTAGATGTCTCTAATGCTACTACGACTGTATCTGTGAGGTTTCGTAAAGCAGGAACTACAACCCTGCTGAATACTATTACTTGCGCTAAATCGACGGGTGGGGCGGACGGCAAAGTAGAATTTGACTTCTCCGGTGGTGTACTAAACGTAGACCCCGGTCAGTATGAAGGTGAGATTGTTGTTGATTTTAACGGTCAAACTCAGACTGTGTACGAAGTCTTGCAGTTTAGAGTAAGGGATAATCTTGCGTGAGCATAAGCATTGGTAGTGTTAGTGTAAAAACAAGACTCGTAATCGCTGCGGTTACGGGTATTGTCACTGCTACTGTCTCACCTGAATATGTTACTGCTGCTGTTGTAGACGAAAGTATCTCACTTACTGCGTCGCCGCAGTCTATTAGTATGCAGGTCAAAGTAGTGCCGCTCACTACGCTTGATCCTGAGGCTGTCACTACAACAGAGCTAGTACAACTCGAAATATCGCCGGAGTATGCCGATACATTGGCGATGTCAGACTCCGACGAAAAAGAAGTCGATACCGTTCTTACGGATACTGTAACAGTAGCTGAGTCATTATTTAAGGCTGTAACTAACCCGATTGACTTTGACCCGTCCGATGATGATGTAGACCCTACTCCTGTGACTATGGCTGACGCCATTGACTCATTTGATGTAGATAAGCCCCTAACTGATACAACTACTATAAGCGAGCTTGCTGCGTTAGACGTTGGTATAAGCCCATCGGATAATCTAGCTTCGCCTACAGATGCTATTGACGATTTTAATGTCGGCAAGGTTGCTACAGATGCTGTCACAACAGCAGAGGCGATTGACCGCTTCGATGTAACGACTGAGTTTGACGATGCGGTGACTATTTCTGAGTCTACTGCAAAGGACTTTACACACGGCGGGTTTACTGATTCGGTAGCAGCCGTTGAATCTAGCATAAAAGTATTTAATTCTTCTGTTGATTTTGACCCATCTGACGCCGATGTTGACCCTGATCCGATCACTCCAAGTGATCAGATTGACACGTTCGATATAAATAAGGCGATTGCTGACGCTCTGAGCGCCACTGAGAGCGATGAAAAGACTTTGACTAGGCCAGATGTGTCTGACAGCGTTGCGGCCTCTGAGAGCGCTTCTAAGGACGTTACAAAGCCTGCCGTGTCTGATGCAGTCACAGCAGTTGAGGGTATTAAGAACAACCCACAAATAGTTAAAACTGATTCCGCTACTGTTACAGAAGCGATTACTAAGTTTGATCCACGGTTAACTAAAACAGATTCTGTTGCCACATCTGAGGCTATTGATGAGTTTGATGTGGGTAAAACGCTTACCGACTCTGCTTCTATGGCTGAAGCCATTGATGACTTCGACGTTGGTAAAGCGCTTACCGACACTACTAATACACCTACCGACGCCATTGATGAGTTTGATGTAGGTAAAGTTTTAACAGACACAATTAGCGTCACTGAGGTTCTTGCTAAGAACTTTACAGAGGTGGTTGATTATGACCGCACAGACGCGGACGCAGATGCTGACCCTGTTACAGCAACAGATTCTCCTGCGTTGAGCACTACTAAGCCGGGGATTACAGCAACAGTTAGCATGTCAGAATCTGCTGCTAAAGATGCTACTAAGCCGGGGATTACGGATACAGTAAGTATGTCTGAGTCTTCGACTCTCGATATTCAACTGGCTAAAAGCGATAACATAGCTACGCCATACGACGCTATTGGGCCGTTTGTTGTTGACGCAGTTTACACAGACGCCATAACAGTTACAGAAAGTATTAACACCTCGTTGGTACTCGGTGAGTCTGATTACTTGTATCCAGACTATGTGGTCGCATCAGACGGTGATAGTACATTTAGGTACGCTGATAACAACGGTAGCGTCTTAACACCAGATACTGTTATGGCCGTTGGCCAACATTGGAGTATACTTAACGATACATACATCCGTAGTTATAATACT